CTTGCCGTACCGTCTGACGTACTACCTGACGGCGTACATGTAGGCCGATAGTACTGACGACGGGACCACGCGCGGTAATGTCCATCGGGCGGGTGGGCATATACCCGCGATTGTAGATGTAAGATTAGAGCCCTTATAACTCTTACCCCCCGACTAGTATATACTTATATCTCCAAATAACCCATTTCGGTAAAACGTCATATGTATTGAAAAAGAGATTTAACAAAAGATTTGGCTATCGAGGAGGATATACGTATATTTAAGTGTTAATGAAAGCAAAGGAAACAAAGGACAATTAAAATCAAAGTTATGTTAGCAAATTTGAACACCATCGAATCGTTGAGCAAGGAGCAGGTTAAGCAAGTAGCTCCCAGTGTATTCACAAAAACCGGAGCAAGTACGGTTTCAGACAAGTACTCACACATTCCTACCGAACGAGTTTTGGATGATATGGCCGTGTTGGGTTGGAACGTAGTAGATGCTAAAGAGATTAAAGCACGTAAAAACCAAGGTTTCCAAAAGCATATGTTGGTGTTTGCCAACCCCGAAATCGTAATTAATGGAGCAGATGGCGATACGGTTTTCCCTCGTATTCTGTTGACCAATTCACACGATGGTAAAAACGCATTTACCTTCCAAGCGGGTCTTTTCCGTTTGGTTTGTAGCAATGGTCTTGTAATTGCGGATGAGCAATTCAGTTCGATGAAGATCCGCCACATGGGGTACGATTTTGAAGCCCTAAGTTCTTTGATTACCGAGATGGTAGAGAAACTCCCATTGACAGTTGAGTCAATGAACAACTTCAAAAACAAGCAATTGTCGGAGGAGCAAAAACAAAAATTTGCCCTCGAGGCTCTCGGTTTGCGTTTCGATACCGAAAACAAAACCTTTAACGTAGATGAGTTTTTGACCCCAACCCGCAAAGAAGACGAAGGAAACGATTTGTGGTCGGTCTTTAACCTAGTACAAGAAAAATTGGTGAACGGAATGGTTGATTACCGAGCCGGAACCAAGCAACGTAAGGCCCGCCGTATCAAGAATTTCCAACAAGATATTAAACTAAACAGCGAGTTGTACGAGCTTGCCCTTGCGTATGCCCAGTAACCAAAACATAGTATGGCTAAACGGAACATTTGATGTGCTCCATGTGGGGCATATCAAACTATTCCGCCACGCTCGTAAATTGGCAGGTCCGGCAGGTAGAGTAGTTGTCGGAACCGATTCAGATGAACGCATCCGTGAATTGAAAGGTCCAACCCGCCCAATCAACAATGTTTTTGACCGCGTTGATTTCCTTCACGCTATAAAATACATTGACGGTGTAGTCACATTCTCGAGCGCGGACGAGCTAGAAGCGCGTATAAAGCAGTTTAGCCCCGATATTTTACTAATTGGAGACGATTACGTTGACAAACCTATTGTAGGAGCTCAATACGCCAAGAAAATTGTTTATTTTCCGAGGTACGGGGGTCTTTCTTCAACAAATATTATTGGTCAATAGTATATACGGATATGAGGATAGGGTGAGGTTGTAAGAAACCTTTCGAGGAGGCTTGGTTACCTGAAATATTGTTCGTATATTTAAGCAAATAAGGAAATTAAAAATAAAGGTCATGGATATGGTTCGTTTTAACGATACGTTTTTGTTCACTGCTGGTTTAGCATTTTTCATTGGAGGTTTTTTTACCGGGAATCTTTTCTCATATTTTATGTTTGGAGGTTGTGGTGGTTTGCTAATCAAGCACCTTATCGAAGATTCTAAAAAGAAAAACTAATGAGTTATTATCAATCCCGCCCTATTCGTGATCATATTAAAAGAATCACACCCGAAGAAGCAGAACAGTACATTCCGCTTAGAGAAGACTATACGGGTTTAACGGTAGACCGTTGCCCCTATTATACAATGACTGAGGGGGATGATGAATGGAGTTTAGTCACGTATTTTACCGGAAGGAAGCGCAATAAATATGCTAATCGTACTGTTGATTATGATTCTTGGGTGTATGTTTTATCTAATCCCACAATGCCTGGTTACGTGAAGATTGGCTTCACCGACAAAACTCCCGAAGAACGAGCTTCGCAATTGTCAAAGTCAACAGGTGTGATTTTGCCCTTTAAAGTTGAATGGGCTTTCCACTGTTACAATGCCGAAGCACTTGAAAAAGAGATCCACCGTCATCTAGAAGGATCTCGCATCACTGGGAATCGTGAATTCTTTGATGTATCTTTAGATGAAGCAAAAAAGGTTATAACACAATTTGGTCAAAACTATCTATAATGGAACAATTTAAAAAATCGCTTGTAGAAGCAATCGAAAACACAAACGAGGAATTTGAATCACCCTCTCGCGAATACACTAAAAATGATCTAGTATTCATGGCTGGTTATAAGCAAGCACTCCAGGATATGCTAGAGGATTTCACTGACGACTACGATAAATTTTTAAACGATCTGATCAAACAAAGTTTGAACTAATTTGGGGGAGTAAGATATACTTCGTATATTTACCTCAATAAAAAAATGCCGCCTTGGTGAAATAGGTAGACACAAGGGACTTAAAATCCCTCGGGCAGTAATGCTCGTACCGGTTCGATTCCGGTAGGCGGTACAAAGTGTTCTTTGACATATAGGATAAAAATGCCGAGGTGGTGGAATGGTAGACACGCTGGTCTTAGGAACCAGTGCCTTGTGTGTGCGGGTTCGAGTCCCGCCCCCGGTACAAATAGTCAGGTGGGCGTAATGAGGCATTGGTGGCCGAATCCTTTATGGTTGCTTCTCCGGTTCGAGTCCGGCCCTGACTACACTTCTAGTGATGTGGAGGCGGATAGCATCTTCCTTAAACTTGTGACAGCTCGGAATAGACGAGCAACATAGTCAGGTGGTGTAAATGAGGTAACACGAGGTTCTATTCCTCAATTTCCTAAGTATGGGAAATTCATTGGTGAGATACAGGTTCGAATCCTGTCCTGACTACAAAAAAGGGAGACAAAGAATTCGATTCGGCCACAAGCAGTTCTAGAAATGTGAAGTGGGGAGCTCTTTAATAATATTGGAAAAGGTAGTTCAAGCTGTAATAGATGATAGTGTTAAAATGATGAAAAAGGGTTTAGAGTAATCAGAGTACAAACAAATCATCTATCAGAAACCCTGAAAGACCCAGAACCTTTTCCTTCCTTATGGTCCGGTAGCTCAGCTGGATAGAGCATCGCACTTCTAATGCGACGGTCTCAGGTTCGAATCCTGATCGGATCACTACATCGCGGGATAGAGCAGTGGTAGCTTGCAAGGCTCATAACCTTGAGGTCGGAGGTTCGAATCCTTCTCCCGCAACAACGCAGTCAAGTGCTTAGGTTTCTTTGTTCCTAGGGAAAAACAAAGTGGAGCTACAGTGGTAGGTTATGGTTGTCCTATAACAACCAGCTTGGAAGGTGGGTGAGTGGTTAAAACCGGCAGACTGTAACTCTGCTCCCTTACGGGTACGGCGGTTCGAATCCGCCCCTTCCAACTAAACACTGGCGTATATCTCCTCAAGCTTATACCTTGTAGAAAGAGTAATTGGTCACATGAGAGTTCGAGTCTCTCTTCGCCAACCAAATTTGGCTTCTGCTATTTTTGTTATTATATTTATATAAATAAATTAATTAATTAAATTTTAAACATGAAAAACGCAATTCTTGCACTCGCAATCGCAGCCGTAGCTGTATCTTGCACTCAAGCTTCTGAAGAAGCAGTTGTCGAAACTACTGTTGATACTACAGTAGTAGTTGAAGACACTACTATTACTGATGTAGTAGTAGAAGGCGAAGAGGCAGCCGCTGAATAATACTGAGTCTAGCCTGAAATCCAGAGGTAGCAATACCTTTGGTTGACTTCGGAGAAAAGACTTCAAAGTGAGAGTACGTGAACCGATAGCGTCTTAGAAAAAACCTCTCAAATGCTTCCTTAGCTCAGCTGGTAGAGCCACTGATTTGTAATCAGTAGGTCGTTGGTTCGAATCCGACAGGAAGCTCAGCAGTTACCTGATTTAGCACTAGGACGGTAACAACCATTGGAGGAAGCTAATCTCACGAATGGTCCTGTAGGTTGTCGATTAATCGCGTAAAGTTTCCTACCAGGTAGAGTAGGTAATTCCTTTTTGGAGATAAAGCTCTACCATTTATTCTTTCTTAGCTCAGTTGGTTAGAGCATCTGACTGTTAATCAGAGGGTCCCTGGTTCGAGCCCAGGAGAAAGAGCAAATTTATCCTTTATGTTTTCCCCTATAGCATATATGTATATGCAGATGGATATCAATAAAATATTTAATTTATTTGATGGCTCTTCTCTCGAAAATCAAGCAGAAGCAGCCAGCGATTCTATCATTATCCAAGAAACACCTATGTTTTGGATTGGAATGTTTAAAAAGATTATCTTAAACAATTATGTATTTTATCATCAAATAAAGAATCACTTACCTGAGGACGTTATTAAAGAAATAGATGGTGGAGACGATTTAGCAAATATGGTTACATACTCAAGAGCATGGTTTTATATCTCTAAAGTGGATTTAAAGCGTAGAGTAGACGTAGATGCTTTATTTACATTTATGGATAAAGATTTATTACACACAACTAAAATGGCGATTAGATATTTTGAGGGTGTAGAAGAGTACGAGAAATGTGCTCATATTAAACAAATCCAAGACATTGTTGAAAAAATGTTGGATAAAACGTGATTCTATATCACTCTATTATTATATTAATATATAACTAAAAATTCGATTATGCGAAATCCAGACTTGGCGATGCAAAAACTAGAAAAACTTAATGGTAAATTGACGACCATGAAAGTTATGATTACACGCCCCACCACAACTACCGATCAATACCAACAACTCATTGCTAGCGCAGAGGAAGTAGTTGAAGATCTAAAGATGATGGTTCAACGTCAAAACTAATTTAAATTAAAGTTATGAATCTTACTGCTGAACAAATCCAAAACAATTGGAACGTATTTTTGGGTATTATTGAGGAACATATTTCCTCACCCCGTAAAGAAAAACTATTGGAATTTTATAATCAATATGCTGAGCGTATTATGCTTATGCCTGCTGCTCATAAAAAAGAATACCACAATGCTTTTCCTGGGGGTTATGTAGAACACGTTATTCGTGTTGTACGTTGTGCTCTAAAACAACACCAATTGTGGTCTGATGAAGGGGCTGATGTATCTGGTTACACTATTGAAGAACTAGTATTTGCTGCTATTAATCATGATTTAGGTAAAATGGGAGACGATCAACACGAATCCTATATCCCACAAACTGATCAATGGCGTAAAGATAAGTTGGGTGAAGACTATATGTTTAACACTAAACTTGCATTTGCTTCAGTTCCAGACCGTGGTTTGTTCATGCTTCAATCACATGGTATCCAGTATACGTTCAATGAGATGTTAGCCATTCAAACACACGATGGTTTGTATGATGAAGCAAACAAGAAATATCTTATGACTTATATGCCTGAGCAAAAACCACGTACTTGCCTTCCATTCGTTCTTCACTTTGGGGATATGATGGCTGCTCGTATTGAATTTGAGCGAGAGTGGTTACCTAAATTTAACGGAGAAACCCCTACTAAAAAGAACTTCAAAATGGAAACTAAAAAACCAGCTCCAGCGGCTGCAAAACAAAAGGCACTTAGTTCTGTTAGAAGTGAAGGTTTAAAAAATCTATTGGATAATCTATGATTTATATTATATCCCTTTTATCCCTATTGGTCGTGGTCCTAGGATTCACGACCTTTAACCTTTTACGCAAGGTTGAACAAGGTGAAGACGAACTAAAACGAAGGCAAGAAGCTATCATATCCTATCAGGAATATATTAATGGTTTAGGTAGTACAGTAGAATTTATGACTAAACGTATTGACGAAATCGATTCACGAGGTACTTTTAAAAGCGATGATGAAGTAGGTTTTTTCTTCGAGCGACTTAAAATGTTGAACGAAATGTTAAAACCCTACAATGTTAAATTATGAGTGAAATAGCCCCAAAAAAGAAAAAAGGTATACAATACTTTACTCAAGAGACAGAAGATGCAATTGTAAGGTATAATAAATCAACTAACCAACAAGAAAAGGAAAAAATATACCATAGATATATTCACTATGCTTTCTTTAAGTTAACCGAAAATATTATTCATACCTTTAAATTTTATTATACCGAGGTAGAAAACATTGAGGATCTCCAACACGAGGTGATTACCTTCCTTCTCTCTAAAATGCACTTATATGATCAAACCCGAGGATCTAAAGCATACTCTTACTTTGGTACAATTGCTAAACGATATTTAATTATATCAAACACGCGAAACTATAAGCGAAGAATTGATAAAGCCCCAGTTGAAGG